CCGGGATCATCGAGACGCCGCTCGATCCCGCGACGCTCTCCGAGATGGTGGGCGGCGACGCCAATGGTTACCTGCAGGCGAAGAACGAGTACCGCGTGCAACTGGAAGGCGGCACGTTCATTCCGCTCTATCCGGGCGATAAAATGGTGCCCTTCGCACCCGACCGGCCCGCGCCGCAGTTCGCGCAGTTCTCGGAATTCGTCTTGCGGCAAATCGGCCTCTCGATGGGCCTGCCCTACGAGCAGGTGATGAAGGACTACTCGAAAACGAACTACTCGAGCGCGCGCGCGGCGTTGCTCGAATCGTGGCGCTACTTCACGACGCGGCGGTCCTGGCTCACGACCTACTGGGCGCAGCCCGTGTACGAGCTTTGGTTCGAGGAAGCCTTCAACGCGGGACTGATCGACGCGCCGGGCTACGAAGACCAGCGGGCGTTTTACACGCGCGCGAAATGGATCGGACCAGGCCGTGGGTGGATCGATCCGGTGAAGGAAGCCGAGGCGGCGCAGGTGCGGATTGCGACGGGTATCTCGACGCTCGAGATTGAATGCGCCGAGCAGGGCCTGGACTATAACGATGTGATCGACCAACGGCAGATCGAGAAGAAGCGGCTGCAAGAGGCCGGTCTGTGGGTGGAACCCGCGCCGCCGACCAAGCCCCTGGGCTTTCCGGCAGCACCAGAAGAAGCACCGCTGAGGGAGGCGGTTTAACGATGCCAGACCAAATTCCTTTGGCGATGGAACTTTTCAGCGATCATCGACCGTGGGCGATTACGCCGGCCGCAATGGAGATGATGTGCCGGGTGGCCGATCATCCCGACTTTGAAGCGGCGGCGAAGTTGCGGGCCGCCGCCCAGACCATCCCGATTTCCAATACCAGCGGCGTTGCGGTGCTCGACATTCGCGGGCCGATTATGCGGTATCGGTCGTTCTGGACGTGGCTGCTGGGCGGTACGTCGGTCGAGGAAGCATCGACCGGCCTGCAGGCCGCGCTCGACGATCCCACGGTGCAGTCGATTGTTCTCGCGATCAACTCGCCGGGCGGCCAAGTGGACGGCATCAACGAGTTCGCCAATTCGATCCGGGCGGCGAACTCCCAGAAGCCGGTCACGGCGTACGTGGGCGGCATGGGCGCATCAGGCGCCTATTGGCTCGCGGCGGCGGCGGGCAAGATCGTGGCCGACGAAACGGCGCAACTCGGATCTATCGGCGTGCTGGCTACGGTTATGGATGCCACGGGGGCCGAGCAAAAGATGGGCGTGAAACGCTACGACGTGGTATCGTCGCAAAGCCCGTTGAAGCGGACCGATCCGGGCACCGACGCGGGCCGCGCGCAGTTACAATCGGTGGTCGATTCGTTGGCTCAGGTGTTCATCGACAAGGTGGCGCAGTTCCGGGGAACGACGCCCGCGAAGGTCGAAAGCGATTTCGGTAAGGGGGCCGTCGTCCTGGCACCGGCTGCGGTCGCTGCCGGGATGGCGGATGGCCTGGGTTCGTTGCAGAGCGTTCTCACGGACGGCGACCGCAACGGGATGCCGATGCGGCAGGTACGCGATAAGCCCGGCCTGCGTGTCGAGGGGACGGTGGCCGAGGAACCCGACGAAGAGGACAACCCGGCGCTCAACGATGATAACGATTGCGCCAACCCTCCCGGTGCAGCGAGAGATCCCGAAGACGATGACGAAGACGAGGAAGACGATGACGAGGAGGAATTGGAAGTTACAGCTTCCGTTCCAGAAGGAGATGATAACTTGCTAACGCCTACTGAAGACCGGCAGCGAATCGCTGCAATCTTAACGAGCGAGGAAGCCAAGGGCCGCGAAGAGTTGGCGCGCATCCTGGCCCTTGAAACCAATCACACCCTCGAGGCCGCGAAGAAGATGCTGGCGGCGGTTCCCGTGGCGAAGACGACAACCGGCTTCCACGCCCGCATGAACAACGTCGCGAACCCGCAGGTAGGCGTTCCTGGCAATGAGGCCGACGCCGACACGCCCGCCGCCGAGGTGCAACGCATCCTCACCTTCATCCCGAAGGATCGCAAGCGGGTCCACGTTCAATAAGTTAAGAAAAGGAGAAACGATCAATGAGTGCCATCCCTCCCACATTCCCGGTCTCGAAGGCCAGCTTCTACCAGAACACCTATACCTTCGATCCACTTCTCGCGGGCGAGTGCATCTCGCAAAGCGCGCTCATCGCGACCGCCGCGGCGATCATTCCACGGGGCACCGTTCTGTATGGGCCTGCGATGGGTGCGCCGATTACCGCAACGACCGTACTCACGCCGGTATCCGGCACGGGCGCGGCGCGCTGTATCCTGGCCGCCGATATCGACACCACGGGCGGACAGGCAACCGGCATCGTTTACACGCAGGGTAAGTTCCTCGACACCGCGATGACCTTCAGCGCGGCGGGCGCAGCGTCCGACGTGGCGGAACTCTGGCCATTCGGCGTCTATGTGCTCACCGTCGAACAGCGTTCCGGCCTGCTGGTTCCCATGACCGGGTTACCCACGACGGGCGGCCCTCTTCCTCAGTCGGTCGAACCCGATCCACACGAAGAAGCCAAGGAGCACCACCACGCGCATGACGCGACCAAGGAGCACGAGGCCGCAAACAGAGTGAAGTTTGCATCGAGCACCACCGCACCACCCAAGCGTTAAGCACTGTCCCGCAAGCGCGGCGCGTCGATCCCCTGGCACGGGCGGCGCGCCGCATGACCGCGACCTCACCCCAGTTGAATGGAGTTAAGCCTTATGGCTGATGTCTTTAGTACGGACGTGCTGACCGCCGTTCTCCAGAGCTTACTGGGCAACCCGCAGTTTTTGTTGGATCGGTATTTCGGGATTACACAGGCGGAAACCAGCGAGCAGATTCACTTCGACGTGATCCAAGGTAAGCGGCGCGTCGCGCCGTTCGTCTCGCCTCTTGTCGAGGGGCAGGTCGTCGCGTCGCAGGGCTTCGTGACGAACACCTTCACACCGGCCTACATCAAAGACAAGCGCGTCTTCGATATGAACCGGCCTCTCAAGCGCATGGCGGGCGAGCAGATCGGGGGCACGATGTCACCGGCTGACCGCGTGCGGGCGCTGATTGCTTTCGACATGCAGGACCAGCTTACGATCCTTCGGCGCAGGCTCGAGGTGATGTGCGGCGAAGTCCTGGCAACCGGGAAATCGACCATTGCGGGCGACAAGTACCCGACGCAGGTGGTGGACTTCCTGCGGGCGGCCACGCATACCATCGTGGCGAATCCCCTGTGGAGCACGGCGTCCCCCAAGATCCTCGACAACCTCCAGGACTGGGCGCAGGTCTGCCTCGAGGACACCGGCGTCTTTCCGAACGATGTAATCATGACCGCCGATGTCTGGAAGGTGTTTCGCAACGACCCGAGTATCGTGCAGGTGTTGAACGTCTTCCGGCGCTACACCGATCTCCCGTCGATGCAGCCCACCGCCCAGGTGACCGAGGGCGGCGTCCAGATGGGAAGCATCGAAGGCTTCAACATCTTCGTTTACAGCGGTTGGTATGTCGATCCGGCGACCGGCGTCGAGAAGCCGATTCTGCCAGCGGGCAGCGTGTTGATGGTTTCCCCGCAACTCGAGGGCGTGCAGGCGTACGGCGCGATCCGCGATGAAGAGATCGGCTTGCAGCCGGTTCCTTACTACGTGAAAAGCTGGATTCAATACGATCCGAGCGTGCGGTACGTGATGCTGCAATCCGCCCCGCTGATGGTCCCGTTCCGGCCTAACGCGTCGTTTATGGCGAAGGTCCTATAACAGTTTCCGCGTGCCAGCGGAACGCGCAAGGCGCGCCTCTGGGTCGTACTGGGGATTCGGGGGCGCGGGCGCAGCGAGGCACTTATGGCGACACCGATCAACTCATTCATCGATTCCTACCTGCCGACCATGTTCTGGCCTGCCCAGATCGCGACGTTCGGCATCGCGGTGTCGTACCTGCCGGGCGGCGACGCGGCCCAGGCGGTGGCGATTTCGGTTCTGTGGAAAGAAGGCGCGTCGGACGAGGAAGTATCGCCGGGGCGCTACAGCCACATGGACATCCGCAACGCCGATCTGGCGGCTCTACCGGCGCAAGGCGACATGGTGCAGAAGGGCGCGAAGCAGTATCAGGTGGTGCGGGTCGAAGCGCTCGCCGTGGGCTTCTCCGTGCTCGTGGTGCAGGAAGCGGGGCCGGTAGTCTGATGGCGGCGCTCAAGATGAAGGTAACGAAGACCGGCAAGGTGCGGGGGCCGAACCTCAGCGATCCGCAACTGCGCATCATCGGCGACCGGATGGTTGCCGAACAAACGGCGCGCTGGGCGCGGGCCTACAACGCCAGCGGCAACCCGGCGAAGAACCTGAGTGTCAAGTACGCCATCATCAAACAGAAGGTTCTTAAGAAGCGGGCCGTGCGTGACATGGTGATGACCGGCGCGACGCTGAAGAACTTCACGCTGCGCAAAGCCGCCGAGGGCCGCATCCGGGCCGAGAACACGACGCGCCTGCAAAGGAAGAGCGCCCTGCGCGCCAATTCCTACGACCAGATGATCGGCTTCGCTCTGACCGACTTTAAAGCGGTCACCGACGAGACCCAGGGGCAATACGGCCAGTGGGCCGAGAAGGCGTGGCTGCCGCTTGACGGCACGCGAGGGAAGCCCCGGACATGATCGGGATCATCGATATGGTGAACGCCTTTGCTCAGACCTTCACGGCCATTCCCGAGATCGTGGCGCTGCTCGCACCCACCTCGCCGGTCGTCGCCTACGTCGATCTCAACCCAACCGCGAACTCTGTCGAGAAGGCGATCTATCAGATGCAGCTGGGGCAACTGCTGATCATTTACCGGGGCACCGATTTGACCGAGGGCGAAATGACGAAGTGGACGCACACCGTCGAGATCTGCCTGCGGTCGCTGCCGGGCGAGTCGAACCTCGATTTAATCGACGCCGTAATGGCGGGCGTGCCCAATCCGGGCGATGGCATGGTGTGGCGCAATTGCCCGCTGCTCGACGGCCTGCTGCCTACGAAGGTGACACGCATCGCCCGCAACACTGACACCGAGGGCGTGGATTACATGCTCATCGAAACGACAACCGCTGAAACAGGAGATTGGCCGAACCCGTAAAGGAGGGTTACATACTTATGTCCACCGCAACACTTCCACCGCCGCCCACCACGCCCCGCGCGCCGAAGGCCACCATGTCCTGCCCGGCGAACGTCCAAGAGACGCGCGTCGCCTTCGGATTCAGTCCACAGGCCGATGTAGCGACCGCCAACCTGCTCACCGAGATGTGGAGCCTGACGAAGGTGAATCCAGCGACCTCGGTTGTGAACCCGGTCAACGAGACGAACGCGCTCGACATCGGGAAGGGAAACGAATTCCCCAGCCAAGTCTTCCCGTCCTACCAGGATGCTTCGGTGGCTCTCGAGAAATACGCATCGAGCGAGTTCCTGGCGTGGCTCTTCTGCTTCACGACGGGCAAGGCGACGAAGACACCGGCGGGCACGGGCTGGACCTATGCCGCCGTGCCGAACGATCCATCCGTCGATTGCATCAACCTGCCGACCTTTTCGTGGGATGAACAGATCCGCCCCACGCCCAACTCGGTCATCGACCGCATGCTGGTCGGCGTGGTCGTAGGCGATTGGACGCTCACCATGCAGAGCGGACCGGGCCGGGCGAATTGCCGGGTCAGTTGCAATCTTCCCGGAGCCGGTCTGGTCACGATACCGGGCCTCAGTCCGCTTCCGGCCATCACGCAGGAGCACTTCCTCAACGCGGCGGGCGCGACGATCAACATCAACAGTGTGGACTATGTGATGTCGCAGTCGTTCATTTCGCTCGAGTTCCGCTGGAACAACAACGTCAGGCTCGACACCGGCCTCTATCCGGGCTCGGGCACCCAGAACGGTTACGCCGTGCGGGGCCGCATGGAGTACGGCATCCGCGAGATGTCGTTTTCCTTCGTGGCTCGCGCGCAGAAGGGTTCCATCGAATACAACAACCTCATCTCGGGCGTCGAGGGACCGGCGACGATTGGCGTACAGGGCGCGCTGATCGGCACAACGTTTTACCACAACTTCCAGATATCGATGCCGCGCACCCGCATGCAGAGCGTGGTGAACGCGGACGACAACAACATCGTCACCGTGCAGTGCGGCGTCACGCTGCTGCAGCCGACCGATGGAGTAACGCCTATCGTGACGCTTACGGCCACCTGCGAGCAGGACGGCATTCTCGGGCTGTAAAAAAACAAGGAGCGCACATGTTCAACAGCGACACGACAATCACACTGGGTGGCATCCGAACCTCGGCGGGGAAGGCCGATATCACCGTACGCTGGCCGACCGACGAGGAATGGGGCACGCACCGCAAGCGGCGCAAGATCATGCAGGTGCAACTCGGGCGCGGGCAGTCCGAGACGCAGATCGAGACCGGCGACGCCGACGCGAAACTGTACGAGGCGATTAAACTGAACGGCGCGCCGCCGCTCACCCAGGCCGAAGCGACGCAGATCATCGGTATCATTGCGACCTGCGACGTGATCGACGTGGAACTCGGCGCGGACGAAGGGGAGGTTACCCTCAACACGATGATGGGCGAGACGAAGCACCGGCTGCGCATTCCGACAATGGACGAGGTGCGGACGCTGCAGCGGTCCACGCGGCTGATTCAGCACCCCTACAACCGGCAGGAGATCAAGACCAACCTCGAGGCGGCGGCGGCGCTTTGGGACAAGTGCGGCGGGAAGGGCGAACCGTACGAAGGCGCGGTGCCCGCGCTTCACAAGGATGCGGCGGTCCGGGCGGTGATCTCGGCGGTGGAACAAGAGGCGATGCCGAAGTATGACGAAGCAAATTTTTAGAGGGCGGCGGCTGGCCGGAGTCCCCGTCGCCACGCTTTATCTTTCACCGGATCTTGCGGCGGGACCAGCTATGTCCCGGACCGGGGGAATGCGGCATGGTGCTCATGGTGACACCGGACG